ATCTTCAATTGGATAGGGATTACCCACATTCGGGCCACTGCCGGTATTCGTTGTCGCCGTGTGGATATGAAAGCTGTCCCGCCAAGTGGTTGGGGTGAACTCAACAACCGTATCATCTGACCGGGTCACGAGCAGGCTGATCGCGTCTTTGAAACGGAAGTATTCATAGGAGTTGGACTCGACCGAAATCTCGTATCCGATGGAGACTTCGAGCAACGACCCCGGCTTCACCGGTATCGCTTCAGTGGTCAGGGTCAGGGTGTGAAAATGACTCTCCTGGTTGACCGTGCCAGAGGCCAGCGACACGAAGTCAAACTCATCAAGATAAACGGCCGAGCGCGTACCAAGCTGCCCATTAACGATGGAGCGCGCCGTAACCGTCTCCGCGACGATAGTATCAACAGCCAGACCGGGCGCGCCCAGCACGCCGGTTTCGGTGTCAAACGTGAAACGCTCTTCACCCTCGATTACAAGGAAGTCGAAGGCGAAGTTTGCTGTCGCTGTCTCGCCATCGGAATGCGCCTGCATGCCGTTGATCTTGCCGCCCACATCCAGCGTGAACCCATAGGTCGCTTCCAGTCGGCCGTTCACATCGACCAGTGCAGCAGCGTTGACAGACACCCCCGACGCGTTGTCCCCAATCGCGGCGTAGATAAGGTCCTCAGAGTCCGAAAGCGCGGTCTCTGCGTTCAGCTCGACTTCATTAACGCGGGCAATGGTGGCACGCGCGAGGATATCCTCCTCGGCATTCGTCTGGCGCGCATCGAGCGCGACAATGGCGGCCGCGTTGACCGCCACCCCATCCGTCCACGCGGTGTTTTCCGCAATGATGGCCGCCTCGGCATTGCCCAGCCGGACAACCGCGCCCTCGATCTCCACGAAGGCTGCCTCGGTTTCGTCGGCGCGCACCTCGCGCTCGGCAGCATAGCCCGCAAAACCGGCCAGCACTTGTGCCGTCAAGCTGTCCAGCCCCCGCGACGCCGCGCGCAGACCTTCGGTCGCATCAACCTCGACTTCATTGACCCGATCATTGGTCGCGCGGGTGAGGATATCACCCTCGGCATTGGTCATGCGACCTTCGAGCGTGACGATGTCACCCGCATTGGCGCCGGTCTCGGATGCCCGCGTGGTCTCTTCCGTCGCCAGATCGGCCGCGACTGCCGCCACCGCGTCGGCATTGTCGCTCGCCTCACCTTCAACCACGTCCATGCGGGCAGCGAGCAGCAACCGAGCCGCCGCCTCGGCCGCAACCGCGTCCGTCCACGCGGTGTTTTCCGCGATGATCGCGGCTTCGGCATTGCCCAACCGGACAACCGCCCCCTCGATCTCCACGAAGGCTGCCTCGGTTTCGGCGGCGCGCACCTCGCGCTCGGCAACATAGCCCGCGAAGCCGGCCAGGACTTGCGCCGTCAAGCTGTCCAGCCCCCGCGACGCCGCGCGCAGGCCTTCGGTCGCATCAACCTCGACTTCATTGACCCGATCATTGGTCGCGCGGGCGAGGATATCACCCTCGGCATTGGTCATGCGACCATCCAGCGTGACGATGTCACCCGCATTGGCGCCGGTCTCGCTCGCCCGTGTGGTCTCTTCTGTCGCCAGGTCGGCCGCAACGGCTGCCACCGCGTCGGCATTGTCGCTCGCCTCGCCTTCAACCACGTCCATGCGTGCCGTGAGCAGCAGCCGAGCCGCCGCCTCGGCCGCAACCGCGTCCGTCCACGCGGTGTTTTCCGCAATGATCGCAGCCTCGGCATTGCCCAATCGGACAACCGCGCCCTCGATCTGGACGAAGGCGGTTTCGGTTTCGTCGGCGCGGAACTCGACCTCCGAGACCAGGCCGGTAAACCCGGCCAACATCTGCGCAAGGGTCGAAGACAGACGGCGCCGCTCGTGGTCGATATCCGCCCGCGCCAGATCCAGCCGTGCATTGGCCTCGTCAAGCGAGACGCCCAAGCCCTCATCACCGTCGATGCGGTCGATCACCTCTTGCGCCAGGCCGTCGAGCGCGGCGTCTACGTCGGCGAGGACGGCGGCGGCCGGGCGCGAACCCAGCCCGACCCCGACATTGACGCTACCTGTCGCGATTATCTCGCCCGACACCGTCACCGCCGCAAGCGCGCGGGCGTCCGTCGACCTCACTCCGCTTTGGGAGATGTAGGCAACACGGGTCTCGACTTGAGCGCCAGGGGGGATACCTTCAAGCACCGCTCGGCCTTCGGCTGGGTCAATGTATCCCCATACCGTCCAGGCCGTGAACGCCTGCCATCCCCCTGCGCCGTCGCCGATGCGATAGCGATAGGTCACTTCGACCAACCGGACGCCTGGCGTTGTGACTTCACCGGCGACCTCTACTGCCGGCTGCGTTTCACCATTCTCGCCGTCAATCGTGATCGGCGTGGCAACCCAATCAGCTTCAGGCGGTTGCGGGAAGGTGTACGGGTCGGCCGGTGTCAGGCTCGGCGGTGCCGGTGGCGTTGGGTCGAGGCCGAGCGCGAACGGGTGCTTCGAGTCTGTCTCGGATCTGAAGGTGAGCGTGACCACGGACGTGAGCGGGTCAAAGTCGCGCTTGAGGACGAGGCACTTCAAGCCGTCCAGGACGAATTCCGGCTCGTCGATCGTGAAGGCGTCACCCGCCTTCAGCTCACGCATATAAGATTTCAGCGGGATGCGTCCGGTGATGCCTTCACGGCTGTCGCAGATGTCATAGACCGCGAGCTGCGAGGCTTGCACGCTATTATCAACAAAGACGTATTCGATGCCGCGCACGCGCTTGCCGCGATCCTCGGTCTGGTAAGCCGCGACCGTCACCTCATCGATCGGCACCATCTCCCAGTCCTGTGCCTCCTGGACGCACTTCGGGACAATCGTGTTGATGCGGCTGAGGCGGGACGCGGCAGCGGAAATCTCGACCGGGCCCGCCGTGTCGCGAGCCGAAATCGTCGCGACCGATGTCTTGGGTGCGCCCCGCGTGACGCATGACAGCAACCCGCCATTCTGTGCGTACATGCCACCGGCTGATTGTAGGAAAGCCAGCAAGGTCTGGTGTTTGTCATCGGCCGAGGTCCACGCGGCCGACATTGTCCAGCCATTGGCATCCGCGACGTTGGCCAACTCGACGAAGGCCGCGACATCGATGCGCGATGGTGCCATGCCCAACCCGCCAACCAGCTGGCCATTCTCGCGAAGACCGAGGGCGAAGGTCAGCGCGCCGACCGCGCCATTCCTCGTGTAGACCCATGTCGTCGGGTCATCGGCCCGGCAGCTGCCGGCACCGCCAGGATAGGTGGAGTCCTCGCGCGCGTCGTAGCCGAAGATGCCCTCAATGTCCTGGACGACCTTGGGCAGATCGGCGGGCCACCGCTCGCGCTTGGCATCCATCGCGGCCGTGATCATCGAGCACGCCTTGCCGGAAATCCGATGCGACGAATTCCATTGCGGCATCGGCGCGCCGCCTATCGTCGGATCGCTCAGCTGGCCGGGTGTTTGAAGCGCCGTGTCTGGCTGTGTGCCAAGGCGCAGGTCGCGCCAGAAGATATCCTTCCACGTCCCGGTCGTCTGGCGACCATAAGGCCCGCTGAACGAGCACACCTCGCCGTCGGCGCGGAAGGTGCCAAAGCTCTTGATCGGACCTGCGCCGGAGTAAACTGTCACCAGCGACTGATAACGATTGTCCGAACCCCAGGTGTCGCGGTGGACGATCTTGCCCGCCACACCGCGCTTACCCATCACGAACGGGATTGCGGCGTCCGGGTCGGCCGCCCATTCAGTCGGAGATCCGCCCGCACCGACCTGCGGCGCCATGATCGCGGCGACACCGATGTTGACCGAGGTCGTCACGGCGAAAACCGTTGCCGCCTGGGCCAGCGTGGCCGTGCCGGCAGCAGACGCTGCGAAGGCCCCGCCGACATAGGTCACCACGGCGCCGATGGCTGCTGAGAACGGATCAGCCATCGACCGGTACCCGCCACGCGGCTAGATACTGGGTCGGTTGAAGGACGACGAAATGGCCATCATTCAGGCCCAGCAGTCGGCCATTGCCCACATTGATCATCAGCGAGGCGCCAAACGGCTCCGGTGCTGGCAGCGCGACGATATCCGCCAGCCAGGCCCGCGCCGGCGCGATACGTGTCAGTCCGGCTTGATCAACACCCTCTGCCAGGCCCGGCAAGTCCAGCCTGCGCAGCGCCCGTATCGCCCCAGCTTCCGAACGATAACGAACGCCTTTCATCAACGGCAAACCGACGCCGAGTTGATGCAGGGTGAAGCCGACCAGCTTGGCACAGTCATGTCGGCCCCACGTCTGCGGTCGGCCGAAAAAGGTGTCGAGCGCCGCTTGGGCAGCGCGCTGACGTTTGGCTTGATGGCTCATCGGACCACCACCCCACCATTGGTGACATTCCCACCACCGCCTGAACCGCTGGCGATGCTCTTACGCGGTTCTGCGACTCGCCAAAAAACCTTGCCGGCAACCTTCGGGATATGGATCAAGCCATACTCGCCTGGCCAAACGGAGATATGAAACGCGTGCGACAGACGTTGATGCGCCGTCGGCTCCAGTTGCAGCTCGTCATCTGATCCACATTGCAGGATCACTTGCCGGTTCGCTTCGCCGACCTTGAGGTTGGCGAAGTCCAGACTGCCGATGAACAAACGCTCCGGAACGCCGATGGCCTGCCCGGTTTCGGGATCAACAGCGCCTTGCCAGACCCGCACTTGCGATCCTTGCGCGGCCGGCGCGGCCAGCGCCGCAACGGCCCCGTCCGAGGACGGAATGAGCGTGATTTGCGCGGAAACGGCCGTGGTCGCGACACCGTCTGTGATCGTGTCAACGCCACCCAGGACGCCATAGGTCACGTCGCGGGACGTAAAGCTCTGGGCTTCGCCATCGACCTCGAAAGCCACCATTCCGCCATCAACCAGGCGAAGCGCCGCGTCGGGCAATTCGATCTCGACTGCGGTAAAATGGGTCGATATCGCGTTCGACCAGGCCGCTTTGAGAAGCGCGTCCATCAATCGGTCTCCTCGATCGTGAAGGAGAGGCCGGAAACCATGACGGGTGCGCTGGCTTTGAACGCATCTTGAGGCAGTGTCACAAAGCCTTCAATGCGTGGATCTGCCAGCTCGGCCGTAGCACCATCCAGCGCGGCCGAGCGGATCATCGGGCGGACCGGAACAACCGCCCGACCGGTTCCGTCCGCCGTCACTGCCGCGCGTGCGCGGTAGAGGAAACGCTTGCCGCCGACGATCACGGGCATCCATTGGCCCTTGCGGATCGTATAGCCGACGGTCAGTCCGCGAACGGCGTAGCTGTTGCCAGTCTGCCCAGCGCCATCGATGACCGGATTGCCAGGATTTCCGACATCGAGACCAGGTTGCGGGATCGGCGCGGAGACACGCTCGTCCTCATCCTCCAGATCCGTCAGGTCCATCGCTTCGAGATAGCTGTGCGGCAACAGCTGATAAGAGATGGCCCAGCGGGTCCCCATGCGCTTGACCCGTGAAACCGGGCCACCGAACACAGGCTTTTGTTCGCGCCGGGCGGTGATCGGATAGGGCGTGATGCTGGCGATATCGAGATCTGCCGGAAGATCCAGGGTCATCCAAGCCTCCGCGACTGGTCATAGGACCGCTTCTCGGCCACTGCCTGCGACATCGAGTACGCGCCGCCGGCTGCTTGGGCGGCGATGGGTTCTGAAACCTTGCGCACGGCGGTGTCGAAATATTTGCTCTTGTCCACGGTGACGAGAAAGCCGCTGTTTTGCCGGCCATTGCCCATCGAGCGCAGCGCCGAGTTCGGCAGAACCTTGGCGCCTTGGGACGTGCCGATCACCGGCTCTGGACCAGCTTCGCCGACGATGCCGAATTGGCCGGCCGGGATCATGCCGCCGTTCGCAAAGAAACCAGCGAACACCTGTGAGATGAACCCGCCAATCCCGCCGCCACCACCCGCGCCAGCTCCTGTCGAGGCCATGGCATCGCGCGTCTGGAAGATGGCGTCGACCAATTGGTCGAGCGACCGGTCGACCAAGCGGCTGATCACGCGCTCGACGGCGCTGCCGAAGGCCTCCCAGACGGTCATCCCCTGGCGCATACCTTCACGCATGTCTTCGACAAAGCTGCGCGTCTGGGTCCGGAGAAAATCGATCCGTTCGCGCAAGGCGTCGGTCTCGTGCTCGGCACTCGCCATCTCGCGCGCCAACGCTTCGATCTCCTCACGCTGGGCCGGCGTCAATTTGATGTTGGCCCGCATCGCCTGGTTCAGAAGGTCGTGCTCATAGCGCAGCGCCGCAGCGGCCTGGTCGGTCAGCGACATCGCCTGTCGCTCGACCTCTTGCGCGGCGATGAATTCGCGGGCACCGCGAACAAGATTGCGATAGGGGTTTTCCACCGCCCGCTCACTGTCACCTTCGCGGGCATTGGCCCGATCGCGAGCGCGGGCAACCGCCCGGTCGCGCGTGCCTCGATAGAAGTCGCCCATCGGATCGGATTGCACGATGTCGGTGGCCTCGGCCGCTGCCTCCTGCAGAACCGTCGCGATCTCCCGGCCGATCTCACCCGGCAGCCCCACAAGGTCTTCCTTCAGGGCGTCGGCCATGCCCGTAAAAGGATTGACCAGTCGCCCCATAGACACTTGCCCAAGCGTGTCGATCTCGACCCAATCGGGCAGCATCTCGATCAGGGCGTTGATGCGGTCGATTGCGCCATTCACCATCGACTCGATGCCGGAGATCGTGCGGTTCGCGGCCGAAAGAACGACATCGCCGATAACCGCTGGCAGACGGCTCCAATTGTCAGCAATCAATCGGAGAGCAGTACCCCAAACAACGGCCACCGACCGCGCCTCAGTTGCAACGCGCAGGACCACCAAACGGAAACCGTTGATCAGCACATTCCCGACGATCCGTGTCCCTTCCACGATCCCGTCCCAAACTTGCCGGAAAACTCCGCCCAGCACGTCCAACGCGGGCTGAATGAAGGTCAGGACGCCATCGCCTATCGTCTGGAAAGCGGCGATCATGACATCGCCCATGGTGACGGAATACTTGGTCGTGTCGTCTATCGCGGCGGTCATGCCGGCGATGCCGGCTGCGGCGATTCCTGTAACCGCGATAAACGGCCAGAATTTTGCGACCGCGCTGGTCAGCATGTCGCCCATTTCGCGGAAGGCACGCGCCGCGCCGCCTTCACCCGGCCCGTAAATCTGCGAGATCTGTGGCCCTTGCTGGATCAGCACCATCAAGGGGTTCATGCCCATCGCCAACGTCGTGAAGACGTCGTTCATTTGGAACATCAACAGGCGTTGCTGCATGGCCGTATTGCGGGTCGACCGGCCCAGCTGGTCCATCGCGCTGGCGCGGCCGCGCAGGGCGGCGATCGAGGCCAGCGCCTGTTGCCGCTCCCGGCTGATCGCCGCTGACATCTCATCGGCCGATATCGCGCCGACAGCGTGTGCCTGGCGCACCTCTGTCTGGGCCTGCCGGTACTGCCGGATTGCCGCATAGACCGGATTATAGCGCGCCCGCATATCATCCAGCGCGCTGCCATAGGCCGTGATGTCGGTGGCGCTACGCCGAAGGCCACCGGTTACGCCGGTCAGCTGCTCGATGCGCGCGGTCGTCAGCGCCGCCTTCGCCGAAGTCTCGTTGAACGAGGCTTGCACGCTTTGGGCACCGGCCTTGGCGTTGCGCATACCGCTCGCGAGGCCGGCGTCATTGGTCCGCAGATCCAGAAGGGCAACACCAAGGCGCTCAGCCATCATGCGCCTCCTTCGCCCCTTGAACCGGCGGCACAACCGTCACGCCAATGCCCATCGCTTGCAGCGCGGCCGGCGATGCCTGCGCCGCGCGGACCGGGCGGCCGTAAGCGGCCCGCTCAAGGCGCGCGATCGAGCGGTGAAAATCGCCCTTCTCCAGCAGGCCGCTGCCCAGGGCTTGCGCCTGGACGGACCGCAGCGTCTCTTCGGCTTGCAGACGGGTAAGCATGGTGAAATAGGCCTTTACGTGCCGGACGGGCGCGCGGCGCCACCACCAGTCGGGAGACCCGCCAAAGAACCGCTGGAGCCGGATGATGGCTTCACCCCAGCCAATCCGCTCACCGCCCTCGCTGTCGCTCCTGCCAGCCCGGTCGCTTGACGCAGCAGAAGCCCGGTAAAAACCGACACGATCTGCATTCGCTGAAAGCCGGGGATCTTGTCGAACACCTCATCGGGGATCTCGACGAAGGCACGGTGCGCAACCTCATCGATCAGCTTGGCCATCTTCCTGTGGCTAGCCCTGTCATGCTTGGCGGAAAGCTCCCCGATCAGCGCGCCATCGCGAGTGATCTCCTGGCACGCCTCGACCGACAATTCGTCGGGCGCGTAGATCTCGAAGTCTTCGCCATTGATCCTGATGAAGTCACGCTTGATGGGTTCAAGACTGAGGATTGCTTCGTCGGCCATGGATACCTCCTTCGCCGGGGTGTTCGGTCAGTTGAATGCCAAGACGGGCGCAGACCCGCTCGATCTCGGCCTGGCGCGTTCGAACCGCCTTCAGGCCGTCCTTGTGTCGCCGCGCGGCGCGCTTGTGTTCCGCCGCCGCGCTGTCCAGTTGTCGGTGCTCTGCCGCCAGTGCTGCGGGGTCGATATGCGGCCCGGGCATTACTCTTCCAGTGGGGCTTGGTGCTGAATCACCAGCTGGCCAAAGCGCGCGGCGGCCGTCGCAGCGCTTGGGTCGACAAGCGCCATGTATTCGAACGCCAATCCGGCCGGATCACCCTTCTTGAAGACGGGTTCGGGCGAGGAGTTGAGGTAGCAGACCGGCATCTGGTATTGCAGGTTCATGGCATCGCCATAGGGCGAGTACGCGCCGCGCAGGAGCAGCGCGTGAAGCGCCACGTCATGCCCGCGATAAAAGGGCAGCGCCTTTGAGCCGGCCGTCCCGACGCCGGCCGCCGTGGTGGCAACGGTGGTGCCGGCCAGCGCGAGCGAATATTGCTCCAGCTGCAGGTCGAACAAGGTAAAGCCGACCGTCAGCCCCTCATTCTCGCGAAAGGCTTTCTTGGCACCCGTCAGGCCGAGCGACTTGAACGCCTTCACGTCCTGACTGTGGGCAATTTTCACGCCCTGCTCGTCGTAATTCTCCGAGCCCGTCGCGCCAATCAGCGCCCACGGACCCGCTGGCGCGGCATCGATGGCGGGAAAGGCCGTGCCGACCGGCGCGATATAGGCCTCGATCGGCCCGGCGATGATTTCAAACGGTGCGGTGTTCATCTAAACCTCGTTGAGGGCGTGATAGATCTGGAAAGATTGGAAGGCGTAGGGCCAGTCGGCGTCGCCATCGCGGCCGCTCGAAAACCCGCCCGCCGGCTGAATCCAGTGGATGAGGGCGCCGGCGACCGTCAGACGCTCGACATTGGTCAGCGCGCGCCGGCATTTGCGCCGCAGCGAATCCGCCTTTGAGGGCGTCGCGCCATAGGCGACCAGGTCAAAGCGTTGGGTGTCGTGCTGGACATTGCTGCCCTGGGCGCTGGACACGCCGCCCGATGGTCGGATGACTACGGCGGGGCGGGGCATGTGCCGGGCCTCATCTGGCGGCAGCTCGCCGCCGAACACGCGCGTGGTAAGAACGGCTGCCACCGGGGCATCCGCCTTCAAGACCGCCGTCACGGCGCCGATGATGTCCACGTCTTCAGCCATGCCGCGAGACTAGGCATCAGTCACGGCCTGAAATATCGGCGCGGCTGCGCGGGCGAACTATATCGGGAAGGCCGGGCCACAATCTCTGGCGCGCGCCACCCGGTCAAGGGGCGACCACCTAGAGGCGTTCATAGGCTTTGCGGATGTTGAGGGCGAGCTTGGGATATTCTGCGTCGGCCGCCGGGCGCAGATAGGGCCGCGCCGGGATCTTGACCTGACTGACTAGGCGCACGCTTCCATCGGACTGCGGGATGGTCAGGGCGGCACCATTCTTTGGCTTGATGATGCCGCCCAGCTCATGGATGCGGGCGTAGACGACATCCCGAACGCCCCAAGTGCCGCGCACGCCAGACTCTTCCCTGGCCGCGTAGTCGGTGATGTCGATGCCGCCTTCCAGCACACCGGTCCGGTTTTGCCAGGCATGGTTCAACTTGGCGCGCGCGGCCGCACTGCCCATCGTCTTGTTGACCCCGAGGATCTGCGCCTGGCGCATCTTCGACGTGACGGCATCGCCGAACCATTGCAGATCCTGGGAGGTCGCCATGCTTATCCTTTCGACTGGATGACCAGCTCGCCGGCCGGTCGGCCCGCGCCACCGGATATCGAATAGTTGACCGTCGCCGTCTCGATGTTGAAGCTAGCGAAGAGCGTGCGGATCTCCGGCCGGTCGTTGATCGACAGGATGAACCGGCCCTTGATTGACGCCAGCCGGTCGGCCAACTCGGCGAACTCGTCTCGCCCGAACATGCCGGCGCCATAATCCTCTTCATTCCCCCAGTACGGCGGGTCGAGATAGAAGAGTGTGTCGGCGCGATCATAGCGCTCGATCAACGCCTGCCAGGGCAGGTTCTCGATCACCACACCGGCCAGGCGTTCATGCACCTCCTCAAGCAATGGCGCGAGCGTGTTGAGGTTGAACCGGACACCCCGGCCGACGCTCACGCCGAAATTTCGTCCGGCCACCTTGCCGCCGAAGGCCACCCGCTGGAGGTAGAGGAATCGCGCGGCCCGTTCCAGATCCGTGAGGGTCGCCGGGTCGCAGGCCTGGAGCCGTTCGAACTCACGTCGGCTGGTCACCTGAAAGCGCAGCGTGTCCATGAATTGCGGGTAGTGGCGCTGCAGGATGCGAAACAGGTTGGCCACATCACCGGAGAAGTCGTTGATGACCTCACCGGCCGGCGCGCTCGTACGGCGCAGGAATATGCCGCCCATCCCCACAAACGGCTCGACATATGTCGCGTGAGGCGTCGCGGCGATCATGGCGCAGATCCGCTTGGCCAGGTTGCGCTTGCCGCCGATATAGGCGGACGGTGTTCGGGTCGGCCGTACCGGCCGCATACTGTCAGGTGTCATTCCAATCCTTCCGGAATCGTGAAAATCACCCTGCGCCCCGCAAGGGGCGGCGGATGAAGTATCTCCGGTGCTTGGTGGGGCGCTGACGCCAATCTGCAACCCCGCTGCCGAGACATTCGCCTCGGCCATCCGCTGACCAGTCTGCGCCTAGTCCATCCAGGCGAGCATCTCCTCTGACGTGCCCCAATCATCGGGGAAGCAGGCGAACTTGCGCTGGGGCGCGCCCTCGGCATTGACCAGGAACCGGTCGACCCAGTTGACCTCGGCTTCCGACAGCTCGATGCAAATCGGTTGGTGGTCGCTGTCGAACCAGTCATCGCCGATCTTCACGCGCATCAGGCGACCCTCTTCAAGGCGGCTTCAAGGTGGGTGTGTTTGTGCTGGACCTGTCCTTCGACACGAAAGCGGCCGGCGAAGATCACGACGTCGCGCCGGTTGGTGATCCGGGCAATCTCGTCGCCCTCATTCACGTCGGCTCCCAGGGCGAACATGATGCGCATGTCCTCGATCAGGGCAGTCTTGTCGCCATCGACAACTTCGCGGGTTGAAGTTGACCAGGCCCAGCACCTCACCGTGGCCAGCGCGATGAAGTCCGGCGCGACATCGTCGCCCCAGTCATCCTTGCCGACCGCCTGGTTGCGTTCGACATCGGCCAAATGCACGAGACGACCGGAAATCATGTCAGCTCTCCAGCCCGGCCAGCAGGCCGAGCATGTAGTTCATGACGTGCTCGCGGCTATTGCCGTCATCATCGAACAGCGACCCGCCCGACTTCGTGCACAGATTGAGTACCTGCCATTCACCGCCGCACGGCAGGCAGAGGTCGTAATGGCGGGTAGTCGCGCTGGCCCCGAACAAAGGCCTGCGGCCAGCATGAACATGGACACGAACAATCCAGTCCCGGCCGGTCTTGTTGCGCAATTGCTGCAGCAGGCCGTTCGCGTCCTCATCGCCGTCGATCCGGCGTCCGGCAACGACCTTGTCTTCCGACAGATAAACAACCGCCGACATCACCCACCCCGCATCGAAATCGGGAACCACGACAACAACCAGATTGCAGCGCCGATAATCAGGATCAGCGCTGCTAACGCTGAGGACAACGCATTGCCGATAAGCCGGCGCCCGCCTTCAGGGATTCGACGCCACAGCCAGTTCGGCAGGCCGGAGAGAAAGAGCCACAGGACAAGGAATGCGGCGCCCAGGATCAACAGGATCGGTAACATCACGATCCGCCTTCACTGCGTCGGCCAAGCGTCAACAGCGCGATGGCGAGACCACAAGAGACGAAGGCCAGCAGGGCGACCAGAAAAAAGGAAAGCGGGTGCATCTTTTGCCTCAAGCCAGGAGAAAGCCGCCGCGCCGCTGCGCCAGGCTCTCAAGGATTTGCTCACGCTCGGTCGCAATATTGCCAGACAGCGTGAATGAGTGGTCGCCGGCGCGTTCCGACTTCAGCCCGCCACGATAGGACAGGTCGAGCTGGACCAGCTTGATCACCGCCTCGTCACGCGCGGCCGCTTCGCCGATCGGCGTGTAGGTGATCGTCACTAGTGGCGCCCAATGGCTGCGCCCGTTCGGGCCGCCGGTGAGGCGCTGCAAGGTTCGACCGCCGTGCAAAATGCGATAGTCCGTCGCGTCCAGCTCGATGTCGGTGGCCGCCAGCCCCGTATCGGCCGGATCCGACTCCGTGACGGTGATCGCCTCGCCGTCATCGATCGGACGCGCCAGGCGCAGCGTCTTGAGCGTGCGCGCCTCCGGATCAGTCGGGTCGGCCATTTCAAGCGCGATCGGCCCGGCCGGACCGAAACGGGCGACAATCTCGGCCGTGACGCCGTCGATCATCGCCTGCAGCTCGGTATCCGACAGGTCCGACCCGGTGCGTTCTTTCACACGATCCAGAAGGGCCATTGAACCGTCCTCAGCCGGCGTTTTCGAGCTTGTTGATCTTCAGGCCACCCTGCGCACTGGCGGGCGGCTCATCAGGTGCGCCAGCCGCCACAATGGCTCGCGCTTGCGTCGTCCAGGACACCCAATCATTGGCGCTTGCGTTGGTTTCCAGCTCCGGCGGTGAGGCCGGGTCGATGGCTGCAAGGGCGCCGAAATTGTCGATACCGGCTGCGACGAGCGCCTTGGCCGTCGCCGCACCGACACCCTTCAGCTCGGTGAGATCGTCGATCGCCGGGCCGCCAGACTTGTCCCCGTCCGGCTCCTTCGACTTGTCGCCGTCGGGCTTCTTGTCCTTGTTCGGGCGGACCGGGGCGGATTTGCCGCCCTGCCTACCCACAGCCCCGTCAACCAGGCCGAAGCGCTCGGCCGCGGAATCGGGGATTTCATCGTCCGGCGCGGCGTAGAGGAAGGCCGCATCCTTGTGGCCCTCGGCGACCAGGGCGTTTTTGGCGGCGGTCAAATACAGGCGTGCAGTGGCTTTCATGATCAGCTCCTATTCGCTCATCGCCCAAAGGACGTGCAGAAAGTCCCCGGTCGTGTCGGTGGTCGTATTCTCAACGACCCCGGCCTTGGTGGCGTGGATGGAAAACTCGGCGGTGCGGTCAGTGCGCGTTGGCGGCGAGCCGTCGACGATATGTTCAACCGACAGCAAAGTGTCGCCCGGCGTAAGATTGCCTTGGACCGCGTGTTCGCCAGCTGCGCCGCCAGGAATGAGGCAGCAGCCGGTTGGAACCGAAAATCCGGAAATGGTGGTCATCAAGCCCTCCCATGGGCAGGAGAATGGGGCGCGCCCTGAAGGCCTTGCGCCGGGAGCCTTGGCCGTACCGGACGCCCCTCTCGCTGGGTATGAGGTGAAGCGGGCGCGACCGGGGTCGCGCCCGCCAGCAAGCCGGTCTAGAGGCCGGTGCAGGAGCAGAAGGCGGCGGGTCGGAAGAAGACGATGCCCATCCGCGTATCGGCCCGGATCGTCCGCTGACCCTTGGTGAACTGCGAGCCGACAAAGCCGACCTGGACGTCAACACCGCGCCGCTCGAAGAGCGAGACGAAAGCGGGGTTGAATGCCCCGACATAGCCCGTGCCGGCTGCATCGGCGTCGCACTGGACAACCGGCAGACCCCAAAGGCGTTCCGGCCCGGCTTCGCTCGGATTGCCCCAGATGTAGACGCCGTCGGCGGTGCGCATCAGACGCACGCCCTGCCAGTCAGTCGGGTTGATGACGTGATGGGTCGGGATCGCCCGGCCAGTGACGCGGATCTTGGTCATGGCCTTGTAGAAGACGTCCGGAACCGGATCGGCGCCCTTCGCCTGCGTCTGGATGCCGACGGTATTCTTGAGGCCGCGCATGTTCGGCGTAGTGCCGTTGCCGACGAGGATCTGGCCGTCGAGCCGTTGACGGATGCCGAACACCAGGCGCGAGTTGATGTAGGATTGCGACTGATCGACGTCCTCAAGCTGCTCGTCGGTGACCGGGATGCTCGTGCCGATCTTCACGATCGTGCCGTTCTTTTCGGTGAGAACGAACTCGGCCTCGCCATAGTCGCCACCCTCGGCCACCTCTGCAGCGCCGTGGTTACGGGTGGTTTCTTCCATGTACGGAATCGCCGCCTGACCCGTCCGGGCCATTGGGACGATGTCCAGGAGCTGGACCGGACGCGTTGCTGCCTCGACAAAACCCGGCAGGCGGACGCTTTCCGGTGCCCAACCGGCCGACGTGGTCATCGCAGCCTTGGAGCCGATCGTGTTGATCGACAGACCCTTGGCCAGCATGTCGGACGGCAGATACTCGTCGAACTGCAGGGTAATGCCGTCCGGCGCGCCACGCTCGACCCAATCGCGATAGGCCTTCTCGTCCGAGACCATATCGCCCAGGGCCTTGAGCTGCTGGACAGCGGAGTCGGACCGGGCCTTGTCGCCGCCAGGCATTGGCAGGCCGCGCACCGCCTTTTCACGGTCCGAATGCGAAGAGGCCGCTTTCTCGGCCGCCTCCAGCGCCTCGACTGCGGTGGCCGCCTCGTCCAGCTCGGCATTCTTCTCATTGATGCGCTTGACGACGTCGATCGTCGAATGCGCTTTCGCGTCCATGCCAAGCGAGGCCTGAAGCGTCTCCTTGGCGACTTTCTGGAAGTCGTACTGACCATCGCTGGTCTTGGCTTCGGTGAAGACGGTGCCGAGCGACGCCTGAAGGGCGGCGAACTTGTCGCGGGCGGCAGTGAGGGTGGTCATGGGTCAATACTCCCGTTGATTGGTCGCCGCAGCCCGCGCGGCCTGTCAGATAGCGGTGAATGACGGGTGCAGCCGGCGCGGCCCGTTCAGGTCGAGAGCAAAGCTATTGGGAGGGGAGGTTCGGACCTATCCGCGCAGCCGCGCGGGGCAGTGAGCTGCCGAGATCCGGTGCCAACCGTTCTGGCCGATATTTACCGCGGAATCCAGCTTGCCGGCACGCCGAAGTGAATTCGCACCGACAAGGCGGCCCAAGATTGGCCCTAAATAGGCACTTTGAACGCGCTGGGCCGCGATTCAGGGCTTGGAATGTACCAGCGCCGCCGCACGGCCAGCCAAGGCGCTCTGTGCCCGCCAGAATCGCAGCGCGCAAAATGAAGGAAAGTCACGGGAGTATGGATCGGTGGCGGGGCGACGTCGGTGATCAACCTGGCGCCGCCCGCCAACCTCAAACCGCGCTCTACCAATTGAGCTACAGACAGCGCCAAGGGACGCATGCGCCGGGGCATGAAGCCGACTTGTCTGACCGGGATCGAACCGGCGTCTCGGGTTCGCGGTGCTCTACCAGGCTGAGCTACCAATCGGGCGGGATTCGAACCCGCGCCCTCCGCGTCTCGAACTATAGAGTGCGCGCCCAGCGCCTGAACGCATCCCGTGTTTCGAACGCGGCCGCCAGCCGCTCACCCTCGGCACGGGCCTTGGCCTCGGCATCGTCCGGATCGGCTCGGCCGGTCTCCAGCACCGCTTCAAGCCGGGCCTTCAACTCGCCCAACTGGGCGAGACGCTCGGCGCCGAGCTGGCGCCCGTCTCCCTCACGCGCCGCCTTCACGCCCTCGGCGCGCTCGACCAGGTCATCGAGATCCGCGATGGCTTGGTCGATCTGATCGGCGAAGGTGCCGCGTGACTTCATGCCCAAGGTGCCGGTGCCCGCGCCGGCACCGCGAACCACTGGCGAGACCTCGTGAACGTCCAGCTTCTTTAGGACACGCACAACCTCGCCGCCGCGAAGCTCCTGGCGGGCATCCATCACGCCATAGCCGTAGGACCATTCCTGCGACGGCACACCTTTGGCCAAATCAAACTTGAGGTGAGAGTGCCAGTCCCGGCCATCGGCCGTGTCGAGGTTGAGGTGCAACTCGGCGAACGCAACCCCCTTGTCCTCGTAGACTCGCGCCTTGCCGAGCGGCAGGGCCTTTCTATTGTGGGCCGGAAGGATCGGCACCCATTGGCCGCCTTCCTTCCATCCGAACGCACCCTCCTCATAGGCGTCGCCGTCGTAGTCGACCGCCGACAGGGTTGCAATTCGGGCCAAGCCATGGCCCGCGTCGTCCATCTTCTCGACAATCAGGCTCTTGATCTCGGTTTTCATGGGTCAGTCCTCCTCATCGTCCAAGCCGAAGTGCGGCGCAAAGGACAGGGTTCCGTTGGGATGCTCCGCGTCGGCCATCTCACGCGCTTCTGTCGCGCTGACGATCGAGCCGTTGCGGGCCATGTGGCTGGGCAGTGACCGGCCCGGCCCGAGACGGCCGTCGATCACCATGAATTGTTCGACGCCGGCAGCGCGGCCGCGCTCGATCGTCGAAATGTTCTGGGCGTACTTGGTTTCCGTGCGGGCAATCGTCCGTGCCCGCGTCTCGGCCGAGCCCCACGGCCCGGCTTCAACCTCGCCGGCAATGCGGGCGACCAGCTGAGTCACGCCTTCGCCAGCGGCGCGGCCTTCGGCAAGCGCCTCGTACAGCGCTCGGCGCGTCTGGTCCGAGATGTCGATAAGGCCTGCCCGGCGACCACCGGCCGCCACGATCGCCCGCGCCACCGGATCGGGCAGACGCCCGGACAGGCCGGCCAGCTCGCCGGCCTCGGCAATCGTTCGCGCGACTTCCAGGAAGTGCCGCTCGAGCAGTCGCCGGAAAGTGGTCTCGTGGGCCGGAATGCCCAGAGCTTCGAGGATCTGCTCGATCAACAGCTCGTCGGCTTTCTCACCGTCGGCCGGGCGGGCCTTGGCAATGGTCGGATCGGCGTCGAGGAAGGGTTGCGCGGCCTCTCGGACGGCCTCGCCAAGACCCACGAAGAAGGCTTTGAGCAAGCCCTCGACCTTGGCGATCTGACCCTTCTCTGCGCGGGCGATGATACGGGCATAGGCAGACGCCCGTTCCATCGCCTGCGCGCTGGCGCGAGCCTTTTCGCCCTGTGCTTTTGGCGGGGCGAGCGCGCGGGGCGGTGCGCCGGCCGGAACTTCCAGAACGGCCATCGGGCGCAGATAGATGCGATGCGTATCGTCCACCGGCAGGCCCCAGGCCTCGCGGGCTTCCGACACCAGGGCGGCGCCGCTGTTCACCCGCTTCGCCCACCGCTCCGTCTCGCGGTCTTCGTGGTCAGCCAGGGCGATCACTTCCGATGTGTCGTGCGTGACCCGCAGACCGACCGTATTGCCGAAGTCCGGCAGTAGCGACCGGCTCAGCTCGTCTGCCAGCATTCGGCAATACGGCAGCACGCCATTGTGCCAGGCGAGTTTGAGCAGCGACTCCATGGTCGCGCCGACTTTTGTCTGTTGCAGGCCGGCGCCGAACCCGACGACAGCGGCCGGCACGCCCAGGGCGGCGCAGATCCGCTCTTCGGCCACGTCACGCGCGCCGTCCATGTTCATCTGCTGTGGGTTGAAGCCGAACTGGTGAACATCGGTCGGCGCGCCCATAACCAGCGGGTCACCGCGCTTGTCACCGCCGAAGGACTGCTTGAACCAGACTTTGGTGGCCTCGACATCCTCGGCCGTCGGCAGGGCGCCGGCCTTCGGTGCGATCACCACGCCCGGCACGCCCATATTGCGCAGGAGTGCCGCGACGAAGTTGCTCGCTTCGAGATCCATGAAGATCTCGCGCAGCACGCCGCCGATCGGCGACAGGCCCTTGCGCGGATTGCTGGGATTGATGCCATGGCGAAAATGCACGACATCGTCCGGCGCGATAATGATCGGCTCCAGCCCGCTGCCGGGCGTGTATTTGTAGTGGGTCAGAAAGCTCAATCCGTCGCGCGACCCCAACGGCTCGATCATCCAGTGAGGCACGTACCAGAGCTGCACCGGCCGACCGGCCCGGTTGCGCAGCTTCACCCAATAGGCATTGCCGTCAAAACAGAAGGAGAAGATCGTCGCCATCCACAGCGCCATGTCACCGTAGAACGGGTTTGGGTTCGCCACGAGTTTGACCAGGTCGTGATCGGCGAGATCCTCCTCGACGCCATCGCGGCGTGTCCGCTTCACGGTCAGCCGCGCCTCCGGCAAGGCCCGCGCGATCCATTGCACGGGCGCCGTGAACACCGAGGCGTCCAGCCCGTCTCCGACCTCTTTGCGGTAGTCGATCCTGGTTCGACGCATCAGGCGAATCGGACCAGCTCCGGTGTCGGGCACATGCCGCATCAGCGACAGGGTCGCGTCGAAAGCGGCTTTGAGAGCTTTAAGCATCGAGCGGTATCCAATTCGCTTCAGGGTTGGCGCGGCCTGGCTGCATCTCGCCGGCCTCGGTCAGAGGCCGCCAGCGGGGCGCATCGCCGCCGAACGTCGCCGCGAAGAAGTTGAGGGTCGCCACCGCCGAGTCCGCGTGGCGTTTGCCACCGTCCGAGCCTTCGGTGCGAACATGGCGCGGGATCTTCGCAACGCCGCCGACGATCTTGAATTGCCGTAGGTCGTTGCGGACATCGAGGTCGGCCGGCAGCAGAATGGTCTTGTCTTCGAAGGCGGCCCGGAAGCGCGGCGTGTATTCGCGCAGCCACTCATCGGACGGCATCAGCTCGACGATGCGGCTCGGCCCGAATTTCTGCCGGGCCTCCTGGGCGAGCACCATGCCGTTGCCGTTGGCATCCAGCACGCCGGACGCGAACGCGCCGACATACTGGACGAGCCAGAACAGGGCCTGCTTTTGCTGGTCGTAGGGACAAGTGCGCAGCTCCAGGATCAGCGGAACATGACGTTTCAGATCCTGGCCGACGAAGCCGATCGGGTAGGAGCTTCGATCCTGGCGCATGGCGAAGTCGCCACCGAGATGCCACGTCAGGCCCTGGTCGCGGAAGCGGTCCAGCGCCGGCGCAACCTGCTCGTTGAGGAAGACGGCCATCTCGCCGCGACGGGCGGCTTCGGGCATGTCAACGAAGCCCTCAAAGGGTGGCTCCCACCGCACGACCTTGTATTCGGCCGTACTGCAGGCTTCGATCCATGCCAGCGGCAACAGTACGCCGTCGCCTTCGCGCGGAATCGCGTCCAGCTCCTCGCGCATCGCCTCTGCCCGGCTGCCGTAAGCCTTCCGGACGCGGCGATACCATTCTTCCTTGCCCTCCGGCGACGCCTCCCAACCGCGCACCAGGCAGACACGTTCATACAGCCCGTTCGCAACCGCATCGTCGAACGTGATGCGATGAATCGAGTAGTCGTAGAGGCCCTGGTGAATTTCCTTGATCAGCTCATTGAACGGGTTGAGGGCACCGTTGTGCGTTGAGATGATCCGGATCGTGCCGCCCCAAATCAGCAGGGCGTTGCACGCGTCAATCACGGCCGCGACGTTGCGGTGAAACGCTGCCTCATCGATCACGACGCGCCCTTGAAGGCCGCGAATATTGGCCGGGTTGCTGGACAGGCCGACGATCTGGTTGCCAGACGCGAAGCGGATGCGATAGGCGGCGATGTCCTTGCTGGACCCGTCCTCTTGCACATCCGTGAAGACAAACTCCTCAACGTCCAGCAGCTCTTTGGCCACGGTCTTTGCGAACCGGGCGGCGACCGCCACAAACTCCAGACCCTTGTCCTTCGTGTCGCCGACGTAATAGGTGTGATCACCGCCTGCACTTTTCGCCGCCATGGCGATCAGCGTTGAGTCCAGAGCTTCGGCAAAGGTGATGCCTGTCCGGCGTCCCTTCTCGCCGAGCTTGAGCGGCGATTGATCGGCTATCCAGGCGCGCTGGTGTTCCATCAGGATGCCGTCGGCCAACGGGTCCAGTCCCTCTGGCGGCATCATGCCGGGAAAAACGTCATCAATCGGCGAGCGCGGAACGTCCTGGTCGATGGTTGGCGGCTCGCTCATGAAGCGCGAACTCCGAGGAACTCACGCCGCAGCTGGGCGATCCGGTCGGCCGACAGGCCAGCTTCGCGCGCAATCACTTCGGCGCGATCAGCGCCATCCTCGACGCGCTCATTGAACTCATCCTGCAGCTGGCGGCGATAGTCGGCCGACGCCTTCTGCGCGCTGGTCAGGGACTGTGTCGCCCGTGCCAGCTCCATCACGTCCTTGGTGCCCAGATTGCCGCCCTCGGCGATCCGGAACGCCGCCATCTTCAGCATCTCGGACAGGGCGATTGTCATCTTGTCCGAGCTGTCGACGCCCAGCATGTCAGCCAACTCGACCGAGATCCGGCGCGTCTCGTCCAACTGGCGAAACTGGGTGGCCTTGCGCACCGAGTATCGGGAAAAGGCGCTCTTGCTGATCGAGCCGATGCCTTTGTCCGCGAGGCGCGCGTTGAACTCCTCGAGCAGGTCGATCTGCAGGCGGCGACCTTCGCGCAGCTCCTCGTTCAGCCACAGGATGTCGCCATCGGCTTCATCGGGCAGCAGGTCCAGCGTCGATAGCCGGCCACGACCTTGACGGCGCTGCCTCTTGGTGCGGCTGCGGCGGGCCATGATCAGGCCTCCAGGCCGGGGCGGCGGACAAAGTCGAGGAAGGCCCGACGCTCGACATGGTCCAGCCCGGCCTGCGCCAGATCCGCAACCACAACGGTGCCGACTTCAGTCAGCTTGACCGCGCCCATCTCTTCGAGCTTGCGCAGTTGCGCCCGCACCCACTCGCGTGAGCGGGTGTGGCCGAAAATCTGCAGCACATGGCCGAGCATGGTCTCGCTCAACCTGTTGTCGTTCTGGCTCGCCAATTCCTTGAGAATGACAAGGCGTGCGTCTTCGACCAGGTGCTCTTCGAATGCCATTTCACCCACGCTCCTTCAGCAGGTATTCCTCAATTCGGCGAACCGCGCGGCTCGTTCCCTGGCCGCTTTCTTCAATCCGGCCCAGCCGACCATTCAATTCGCTGATCGCGAGCTTGACCTCGGCCACATCTTCCTTGGTTGGCAGATGTTTCAGCTCGACTTCCACGGCCTGGATACGCCGGTCGTGGTCGGCCAGGGCGGCGCCGTGTTCGTCCAGTTTCGCCCCGTTGGCGCGGCCGGTCGCGGTGAGCCACGTGTAGACAATCGACCCGATCGACAGCAGCGTGGCGAGAACGCCAGCCCATCCCTTCACCTCATCCATCGGCGTGCATTCTCCCCGTCCTGCGCACAATCAAGGCAATTCTTCGCGGCCGGATAGGCAGCGCGCCGGGCTGGCGAAATCGCCTCCCCGCAATTCTTGCAGTCATCACAGCCATCGCCATCAAGGGCGGCGCTGATGCGTCGGACGGCAAGGTCACGTTCGGCAGCGACCTTCGCCTCGGCGCGTTCGATTTCGGCGTCGCTCGGCCCCATCACACTCTCCCCTTGAGTGGGTGACAAAACTTGTCGCGCGAGGCGGTTGAGGGTAAGGCAATCACAGCGTCCAGTCGCATCAGGTGCGGCGCCTCCGCACGATGAGGACCGCAATAGCGATAAGGACCAGACCGGCCGCGATACCCGCAAACGCAAGGCCATAACCCTGCACCGGATCGGCAATCGACGTCGGTGTCGATACCGGCGCGATTGCGCCCGCCGCTACCAAACCCGCCGCACCGACCGTCCCGACTACTCCGGCGACCGCGACATCGCCCTTGGTCTCCACAGGCTCGACAGGCGGCGAGCCTTCGGCGAACGCGCCCGCACCGAACCGTCGCCGGCACTCGGCCAGGGCCGCGCGCACATCATCAACGCTGACGTGCGCGTTCTGGCCGCCATAATATCCCACGCCGGCCATCGTCGGCAGGCTCGCCCATTCGCGTGCCAGGGCATTGACGAAGTCATTCTCGGAGAGGGTCTTGGCGAGGAAACGGTCCATGCCACGCCCGATCAAGAGCTGAACGGCCAGGCGATCCTGCATGAAGTTGTCGAAAAGGTCCGAGCCGTTCAGGCCATGATCACGCCGAAGCGCCCGCAGCGTCGTGCGGACGATCTGATAGCGCCCGAGCGCGGACGACTGCCACTTGTTGTCGGGGTGGCCGAGCATGGACGTCTGGAGGTTGTCGATCTCGTCCAGGGTCATGCCGCAAAGAAAGCGGTCACCGCTCGTATAGCGGCCATAACCGAGGGTCTCGTTATAGCCCTCGCGTCGGTCGGTCCCTTCGGAGCGACCGATCAGGTCCAGCAACGGTCGGTAAAGCGTGAAGATTTCAGACATTGCTGGAGGCCGTCCCTGCCTTGTTGCCGAAACCCTCCCCGGCCAGCTGGGCCGAAGGAGGGCGATACGGTGGCAAATCTGGCAGCTACAGCGATCCGCGTTCATACGCGCGGATGCGCGGGCAAGGCCCGGCTAGAAAAGTTGGGGTTGTTGGTGGGTCTCGCGAGGGCCGAGCCATTTGCGCACGGTCGCGACATCGGCGCGAACCGTGCGGGCGATCTCGGCATAGCTCGCGCCGCGTGCTTCCATCGACCGGGCAATCCATTGTCGGGCCAACGGAACTTTGTAGTATCCCGCGCCCATCGCGTCCGCAAGCTTCTCCACCCGGTCAGCTCCGATCGTGCGAGCCGCAAGGCTGCGCGGACTCGATTTGATTGGCAAGTAGATGTCCGACCCACCAAGGGCGAGAAAGAAGCGTTCGGCTTCCTCCGCGCCCAGGGCATCGACATAAGGCTGCAGATTGGCCGGGACTTGTTCGGCGTCTCTCATGCTCTCAGCTCACTTCTCTGCCGACAGGTGCCGGCGTTCTCGTTTCAAGGCGCAAGGCCTCGGCCGTGAGAGCCTTCAGGCGGGCGATCAGCTCGACGCGCTTGTGGCTCATTGGGGGAAGCCGCTTGATCCGGTCCATCAAGGCCGTCCGGTCTGCGGCTATCGCTGCCAACGGCACGTCCTGACGCCATGTCAGAAGGGGCGCGCCGCTGGCCATGGTCAGGCCGCTCGCTTCAAGTCGCGGAGCAATCGCCCCAGCTCGTTCATGACGGCGTGCCATTCGGTGTCGATCACCGTGGCGGGCGTCCCGTACTTGCGCGATTGCATCCACAGCGTCAGCGTCTGATTGCGAGCGGTCAGATCGGCCTGCGTCGGCACATATGTCGGCATGTTCTTCGCCATCTCCTGTTTCAGGATGGCGAATTGCGCCAAGGCGATCCGATAGCCGGGTCGGCACGCCCAAGCTTCGGCATGCCGGCCGGGGTTCCATTCCACCCCGGCCTCGCGCGCCATCCACGCCTTGAGCGCTTCAATCGCCTTGGCCGCATCGTCCGGTTCGTGCAGGAAGCGGACATGGTCGATGCCGGTTTGCCGCCGGACGAAGGCGACAAGCGCCGAGTCCTTCCGGTCGCGGACCAGACCAAGGTTCCAGCCCGCGATCCAGAGCGCCTGCAGCTTCTTCGCGTAAGGCCCTTCAAGCCCCCCTTTACGGGCCGTTGAACCCGTCCCGAAGCCCATCTCGCGGAAGCGGGCCAGCACACGGTGCCGGTCGCCCTCGGACATGTCCTTGGCAGACGTCTTGCCGGTGACCTGTTGGAGGACGCTGCGATAGCTGTCCTCGTCCAGGCCGAGCTGCTTCTTAGCCACGTGCATGGCGGCGATCGCGCTCATGAGTCCCGCCCCCTTGATTGTGGGATGACAAACTCCGGGCCTTGCTCGCTGACACCGACGGACGATGCCGATACCGCCCCGCCAACGAAGTCGGACGGGTGCTCGGCCTCCATGTGCATTTTCAGCCCCTTCTTGCCGCGCAGGCGGCGGCCACAGATCGGGCACAGCGTGCGGGCGCCCGATCTTCTGCCGTGACGCTTCGTTGTCATGACGACAGCCCTCCGCCGGTGGTGATGTGGGTCATCGACGGATCGCCCAGATAGGCCTTGCCGGCTGCATCGCGGCGACAGGGGTCACACATGCGATTGTGTGGGCCGTCCGACATGAAGGGGCGCTCGCAGGTCAGACAGGGCCGCTCGCTGCGACGTCCTTTGCGGATCAGGCTGTCGGCCCGTGTGATCGCTTCCTGCCGGCAGTCATAGAGGCCGGATACCCGCTCGCCGCGACCGTTGAACACGGCGTATTGGTGACGCCCCGCCGTCTGGACGGTGTAATCGGGAGTGCTCATGACGCCCCCCGCTCATCAACGCAGGCCGGATTGGCGGTAAGCCAGGCCTTGGCCGCAAGACGGGCACAGGCGAGCTGGAAGCGGGGCTTCCAGCCATAGTCTTCGGTGCCGTAGTAATCACTGACACATTCTGCCTCCGCAAGGGCCGCTGGAATCGCGTGCTCGTTGCCTGCGACGATCTGATCCAGAAGCTCGGCGAAGCCGCCTGTTGGCTCGCCATACTCTTCGGCTTCCCGCTCAAACTCCTTCACTTGAGCGCGGGTCTGATCGACATCCAGCACCATCTGGACGTCAGTCTTCCCGAGCTGGTAGGTGTCGTCGTCGCCCGACAGCCAATCCATGGCGGAGCGCATGGACTGGAAAGCATGGTAGTGGACAAAGGTGATGCTCCCTATGTCACCGCCGATGAACACATGACCCGGTACCCAGCACACAAAGAACCAGTATGGCTGCTGGTCCGGTGTCGAGAAGCGAAAGCAGGTAGACTGATCGGTCTGCACCACATGGCCGGCGCAGCTCTCGATGGCGCGTTCTTGAGGAGTCATGACGCACCGCCTTTCGCCTTGGCCATGTCGATCGTCACTGCTTCCCAGGGCGCGTCTGGCGCCGGGCGCTGATAGAAGCGCAGGTAGGTCTTGGACCCGGTCACGCGCATCGCTTCCCGGATCGCTTCCATCGCCCGCAGCCAGCGAGGGTCCTCGATCGCCAGGCGCAGCAGCATGAAAATCTCGCCGCGATTGACCTGGTCGGGCCGGTCAGTGTTGAAAGCCCGCGTCACGATGGCGCGAAGCTCCGGCCGGCTGTCCGCCGCCCATTCATTCAGGCACTCGTCAATCAGCTGCTTGGCGATCTGCAACTGCGGGCCGAAGTCGATGTGGTCGGCGACCGAGACCGAGACTTTCATCAGGCCGTCAAAGCTCTGATAGGTCCGGTTGCCCTTCTTGCCGCCGCGCGTAGAGCCGTATTCCTGCTCCAGCAGCGCGTCGAACTCGCCCAGGTCAGTGAAGGTGTGCCCGCGGAATCGGGCAATTTGCGCCGACAAATCGCGGGCATGCCCCATGATCTTGCGGAGCATCTCGTCTTCCAGCTTGTGAGCAGGCTTGATCGCCTCGACCGGGACCAGGCTGCCCTTCGCGTCGCGCATATAGCGGCTGCCATTCACGATGGTCTCGCCGGGCGCGGGCAGTGTGTTGAGTTGCGACATCAGAACAATTCCTTTTATTGCATGTGAAATCTGTTGAATGGAATGCTGGCGCGCCGGTCGGCCTGATAGGCGCGGAGCATGTTGGCGAACCCCTCAGCGGCCTTCCTGTGAAGGTCGCTGATCGCACCGACCTTCACGTCCGGGTCACGAAGGTCGCCGCCTTTGGGAACGACGCAAAAGACGCCGTCGGGAATGAGGGAATTGACCAGAACCGGGATCGCCAGTGCCCAGGACTTGCCGCACTGCAGGGCATGCCGGTTTTCCACTTCGGCCCATCGGTCGAGCCGCGTGGACATCGCCATTACGCCGGACTCCGCAGTGTGAATTTCCACGTCGTGAACCATCAGAGGACCTCCTCGTCAGGTAGGGAAAAATGGAAGCCGGGCTTGCCGTCCCGCATTGCTGCCAACTGGAAGGCCAGGCGGCGCGCGGCCGGCAGGAAGCACGGATCGATCGCCGATATCCGGACGCGTCGATCTGTCAGGGTCGCGCCGGATGGCACGACGCAAATCACGCCTTCCGGGATGGCCGGATTGCTCATGACATCGACGCCCCAAACCGAGCCGGCAGGCACCGGCTCGACGGCGCTGTTCGTGCCAAGATGGCTTATGCCTTCGTGCATGACGGTCCCTCCTGCCAGGCTGCGGAGAGGGCGAGCAGCGCTGCGATCACGCTTTGGATCGACGCGGCCTCGTTGTGGGTATTCACGTCCTCAGACAGCCGACGGCCGGCCCGGATTGCGGCCTCGATCGTCAAATCGAGCCCGGTCACGCTCCCGGACGCAACAGCCTGGTCGCCAGGCTCGACAACCCGCTCTTCGCGAGCCTTTTCGTTCCACCTGAGCTTGGAGACCTCGTTCTCCAATTCCAGCGCCAAGCGCTGAAGCTTGTCGATGTCGTCGCGAACCATGGCGATGCGGTCCGACATCATGTGTGTCATGCCGTCAGCCATCACGCAGTCTCCACGTCGCGATTGGCCCAGGCCGACTTGAGGTCGGCGAGCGTGACGGCGCGGCCGCGCCCTTCGGCGGTCAGCCGGGCAAGCTTGATCGTCATGTCGATCTGTCCGAGCGCGCCCGGCTTGAGGCCGACACCGGTCAGGAACTCCACCTGCTTCGGGTCAGTGACGCCCCAAGCCGATACGAAGGCGGTCAAGTCTTCCTTGCTCGGCTTGTCACGGCGAATGCGGCGGAAAACGCGGCGGCGCAACTGGCCGTACTGGTCGCCTTGGCCCCAGCTCGCGAAACGCCCATAGGTCTCGCGGTTGCCGACCAGGGCGATGCCGCAGCGGTAGTTGTCGACGAAGCACCGCAGCTGGTTGATCGCCTCGTCTGACAGGTTCTGCGCTTCGTCGATGATCAGGAGGGTGCCGTCGCCGACCCGTTCAACGCGCTTGCCGATCGCCCGGACCAGCTTGCCGGAGGATTTCTCTTCAACGCCAATCTCCGCCGCGATCTCGGCCAGCATGTTGTGGATCGACCGCGTGTGCGGTGTCATGGTGACGAGGAAGGTGTTGGCCCGCGTCTCGACATAGCGGCGGGCCGCCATCGTCTTGCCGTTGCCGGCGTCGGCCGTAATCATCACCATCGCCGGCATCACTTGCGCGATCGCCAGTGTCGACATGACAGACTGGGCGAAACCGAGATCAAGAAAGTCCGGCGAGACGGGTACGCTCGCCGCCAATTCCTCGACCGCGTCGGCCTGGTCGAGCCAGTTGCGGATTTTCCCGCTGATCGCCTCATAGCTGCCGGCGTACTTGCCGCTGAGGTATTGGCTGAGCGTGCCCTGGGCAATGCCGCTGCGGCGCGACACCTCAGCCTTCGACCAGCCGCGTGCGTCGGCCAAATCATTCACACGTTTGACCAGGTCGGCCCAACCCTCTCGGTCGGCGATCGCCACCGGGGTGGTTGTGATTGAAGTATCTACCATGTACGTCTCTCCGTCTTGCTATGGATGGCTTTCGCCGTTCAGCCCTCCGGCGTCCGTGCCTGGACGCCGGAGGGAATTTCGTCAGTCGCTCGCCAGTCGCCGGGTCATCATTCCGACCACGTTCACGAAGGCGGCCTCGTCCTCATCAGTCCATTCCGCCCGGTCTTCATTCGGCACGGGGCGTTGATCGGCGGACGCCAGGCGCGTCACGGCCGGATAAATCGGGTCATCAGGTGTGTCGGCGGAGGGCGGCGCGTAGAGACGCGCCAACTCTTCCGGCGTCATCGTCACGTGCATTTTGGCCAGCTCTCTTTGCTTCCTCAGGAAGTCGCGGCGCGCCCGTTCATGGCGTCCGGCGGCCTCGGCATCGAGGAAGTTGACCGCTTCGACCGCCTGGGCGTCGCAAAGTTTGACGCCATCCATGGCGAACACTTCGACCGGGCGGGCCAAATCGTCCGGATCGAACCGGACACAGACCTTCTTGCCGGCGTGCTCGACCATCGCCTCTGACCAGTACCGGTTGCCCATCAGATGAATCTCGCCGGATGGCTTGCGGGCGGTGATGGCTTCCGCCATCAGCAGCCACAGGGCGCGCTGTGCCGGCGCGGCGCGGCGAACGACCGTCGCCGGCTCATTCATTGACGCCTCGAACGTCTCGTCGAAGCTGCGGCCGCGTGTGGTGCTAGTATTGCGCCCGGTGCGCGCGTTGTGCTCCAGCAGGCAGCCATGGGCCGCGCGGCGGAAAGTCTCATAATCAACAGCACGCGCGCCGTAGTTGTCGGGCTTGGTTGTCGGGCTATTGCCGGTATAGGCGCCATGAAACATGGGATGGCGCGCGATGTCGTCGCAGAGGTCGCGGAACGCCCGCTCGATCGGTTTGGACTGGCCGGAATACGGCTTGGCCCAGTGAACCTTGACGCCCAGCAGGGTGAGAAGCCCGTCCGGCTCGTCATCACGGATCTTGAAGCGGAAGCGGCTCTTTTGCCCGCCCGTGATCCACTTCGAGGCAAACGATCGACCGTTGTCCAGGACGATGTGTTCCGGGATGCCAAACCGTTCGATCATGTCGCCGATGGCGAGCCGCACCGCGACCTTGTTCTCGGTCTCATCGATCCGCCAGCCGACGAACTTGCCGGAGTAGACGTCCTGCAGGGCGGTCAGGACCGGGCGGAAGACCTTGCCATCCGGCTTCTTCACCATCACGTCAAAGCGGTGGCCGTCCATGTTCACCACCTGCATCGCGTGCAGACCGTCCTTCACGCGCAGCTGCGCGGGATAGAGCGCCTTGGCGATTTCCCGGCCTTCGCGGCGGGTCGCCACCACGCTCTGCTCGACCTCGGCCGCAAGACGCCGGCGCATGGCGCGGCTCGATGGAATGGGCGACCAGCCTTTGGCTTCGGCCAGTTTCTTCAAGCGGCGGAAACAGGCGTTGAAGCTGGGCTTCTCCGGCCGCAGGAAGTCGGCCTTGATCGTGGCGAGCGCCTCGGGATGACATGGCCCAAACTGCGCCGTCGGCCGGTAGCCAGGCGCCAGCGTCGGAAGCCAGTCTTGATGTGGCACGTCCCGAACCGATGCCCACCACCGGCTCAATGATCGGGCCGACACGGACGAGGCCATAGCCTGCTCCGCTATAGCGTCGCCTTTTGTGGCGCCACCCTTGACGCGCGCAATGACAGCCTCGACGGCGGCCAGCCGGTCGGCGGCCATGTCGCGATTGGTCTGTGAGGATCGATTGAACGTGTCCCACAGCGCTCCGGTGCGCGTCTCGGCTTCGGTCACAAGGGATTGCGTGCGGATCATCGCTTGGGCTTCCGAGCGCATCAGCGCGCCGCGCACGGCCTCCGGCCAAAGCGAGATGTGGTATTCCCATCCGCGCTTGCCCTGCCGCGCCTTGCCTTCAAGGTCTCGCCAGCCCGAACGCACGATGAGCTTGTTCCAGCCCACCTTGGTCGTCACGGTCGCGTTCGACACGTCCAGCTCCAACACGTCGGAGACAGTGAACCACTCACGCATGCTGATCCGACCTCCTGTCCTGGGACATGAGATCGCGCGCCGTCGATAGCAGAGTCGCGGCGTCCGAATCGGCCGGTGCTACGACGCCACGCTTTAATCCGAGAACAACGGCCACTCGGTGGCTATTGCCTCGTGTACACGCGCTTTCACCGTTCAGAACCCGGTGAACCGTCGCCGGGTCCACGCCCAAATCTTGGGCGAATTGGCGGATGCTCACACCGGCGTAATCAAACGCCGCTCTGGCGTCAGCTCGCGTGGCAGGAGAATTCATTGGGTTGGGCGACATAATGCGATACGATTGCTCAATGGTGCAGTTATCTGCACTCTGATGACGTTTGCTGCACATGTCAACGCGAATAGGTGATGATTTATGTCCATTGGGAGCAGGCTCAAAGACGAACGCGGCCGTCTTGGCATGAGCCAAGAGGCATTCGCGCGAGCCGCTGGTGTGTCCAAACGCACCCTTATAGAATGGGAAAAGGGCGCCACGTTTCCGTCGGCCGCTGCGCTTCAGTCTCTTGGTGAGGTTGGAGCTGATGTGCTCTTTGTGGTCACGGGGTCGCGCCAGGGGGCATCAACAGGAATCGCTGAGAGCGAAGCGTTGGCCGCCGTCGTCACTGCGGAAGCAGAGTTGGAGGCCTCGCGGGAGCTGGTGCCAGAGTTGGCCGCGACGATCGTCAGTGTCTCAAGGGACGATAATATTGACGATAAACTGCGTGCCAGGGCGGATCTCGTGATCCGATTTGCATTCAGAGGCACCGAGGCTGCGAAGGAGGCGGAGGCTCGGCAACGCGAACGGAACCAGCGACACCAGGGCGAGCTAGCATGGGCGAACATGATCGTCTCGAACGCCTGTGAGGCAATTCAATGGGCACCACCGCAGCAAGTCTTGAGTCATCTCGTCAATCTGGTCCGCATCTACAAGATTGACCCTGAGTATATCGCTGTGTTGCTGGCGGACTTGGCGAGCACTAGCAAGATGCCGGATCGCGACTAAAAATTGCATATCTCGCTGGGCGTTGGCATAGTCAGACGCCCTCAATGCCTTGAATGAAGAGAAGGGGAATAACGGTGACACCAGAACAATATATGATGATCGACACTCGCGTAGCGGCTGAGAGCAAGAGCAGCGGCACTGCATTTCTGCTCTGGTTCTTCTTGGGCGTTTTCGGCGCCCACAGGTTCTACCTTGGCCGCCCTGGCACTGCCCTCCTGATGATACTCGCGTGGGTCTTATTCATTGTCCCTGGGTTCGTGTGGTGGGTCGTGGATGCCTTCCTGATTTCTGGGATGATCAAAACGGACAACAACCGGCTTCGGGCACGCCTCCAGTCAGACTTTTCCATGATGAACAGCGCTCGGCAGCCTTCGGCTCAAAGCGCGTAATTCGATCCTTGGAAGCGCGTTTTAACACCGCTCGAATGGACCCTGATGGCCGTCACTCCGGCGGCTATCAGTTTACTCGTTGCCATCACAACCATTTGCCCGGAATTGCCTATTGGCATTGGCTATCTGACGAATCTGGCTCCTAGTAATCCGTGGTAACCTGGCGACCCATTTCCGGTAAACTCGGCCGTGCGCGGAAATGGCGGTTCTCTGCAACTCTAAAACGCCTTGAAAGCTTTGTAGGCCTAGGATTTGAACGATTTCTCCGGGGCAAATCGTTGTTTTGAAGGCTCACCGAGCGCTATTCGGCTTCGCCGCTGATGACCAACTTTTTCGCCAATCACGGCGTCACGACGAGTTCCCGTCCTTCTCTGCTTGTCCCCGCTCGATCCCATTGATATTACGCGGCGAACCGCATGCGCCCCGAAGTCCCCGGATAATCCCGCCTAATTGACAAACCCTACGTCACACAACAACCGATAATCCGCCCGTCTTGAACAGGGGAGGACGTGATGCGGTGGTTGCGGGCATTCTTGATAGTGGCGTGTGTCGGGCTGGTCGCGGCCTGCAATACGATAACCGGCGGGCCGCTGGTCCGGCCGGGTGAGCCGACCGGTGTGCTCGAGATATCGAATGGCTCGCGTCATACGCTGACAGCGGTGTTGATCTCGGATTGCTCGGCGATGAGCTATGGCCTCAATCGCCTGCCCTCGGGCGTGACCATCCCGCCGGGACGGTCCTATCGCTTCACCGTGTCGGCCGGGTGCTGGGATGTCGATGCCGGCCTCGCCTATGGCACGACGCTGCACGAGGCCCGCTTTCGCACCCAGGTCCGGCAAGGACGGCTGACCCGTCACATCATACGCGGCTGATCTGGCGGCCGATGGCATGAAAACGGGCGCCGGAGATGTCTCCGGCGCCCGCCTCATTTGTGGAACGGGTGTGAGCCGTGGCCGACGGGTTACTGACCCATGCGGCGGACTTCCACCTCACCCATGTCGAGGGCCCGGATACCGGCTTCGATCTCGGCGGCATCGCCGATGATCAGCCAGACCAGCTGTTCGGGGTGAACGACTTCCTGGGCCGCAGCGCGGACTGTCTCCAGATCGAGCGCGTGATAACGCGCGGTGATCGTGGCCGGATAGTTCCAGTCCCGGCCCAGATTGGCGCTGTTGGCCAGCGAGTTGCGAACCGCAGCCGAGGTCTCGAACTGACCCGGCAGCGAGCGGGTCGAGTTGTTGACGGACCGCTGCAGCTCCTCGGCCGTGGCCGGGTTGGTCGAGGTGAACTCGTCAAACTCGCGCAGGAGTTCGGCGAGCGAGTCCGAAGTGCGGTCGGTCTGGACCGGCGCATAGACCATCCAGGGCCGCTGGCCGCGGGCACCCCAGAGCAGGGTCTGGGCACCGTAGGACCAACCCTTGTCCTCACGCAGGTTCATGTTGACCCGGGCGGTGAAGGAGCCGCCGATGGCGTCATTCATGGCCGCGTAGACTTCCGGGTTGTCGACTGAGCCGGACGGGCCGATCAGGCCGGCCAGGATCAGCGATTGCGGCGAGTTCGGGCGATCAATGATGATCACACGGGCGCCGTCGGCATTGCTGGCCTCGGTCAGGTTTTTCTGCGGCAGCGGCGCGTCGGGTGCGCGCCAGCCACGGAAGGCCCGCTCGAGGATCGGCGTCACCTCGTCCAGTGTCGTATCGCCGACAATGAACAGGGTGGCGTTGTCCGGACGCAACCAGGCTTGCTGATGGGCCAGAAGGTCAGCACGCGTGAAGCCGGTGACCGCTTCCGGTGTGCCCGATCCGGTGAAGGGCACCGAATAGGCGTGGCCCTCGCCGAACATTTCCGGCGGCAGCATGCGCAGGGCGATGGCGATCGGATTGGCCATTTCCTGCTGGATGCCGTTCAGCGTCTGGGCGCGGACCCGGTCGATGTCCTCGTCCCGGAAGCTGGGATCGGTGATGACCGTGGCCATCAGCTCGACCGACGGTCGCAGGTTCGAAGTGAGGGCCGACAGGGTCACCGAGGAGGTGTCCAGGCCGGCACCCGTGTTGAGATTGGCGCCCAGGCTTTCGGCCCGTGCGGCAATGTCGGTGGCATCCATCCGGCCGGCGCCTTCATCCAGCATGTTCATGGTGAAGCTGGCGAGACCCAATTGACCGCCTTCGACACTGTCGGCTGCATAGCCGGCATCGAAGACCATCTGCATCTCGACCACCGGGACGGCGTCGCGGCGCACAAAGACGATATCGACACCGTTCGACAGTTCGGCGGTCTCAACCGACGGCCAGACCAGTTCCGGTGTCGAGTCGACCACCGGCAGGGCCGAGCGGTCGGCATCGGTTTCAACGCTGGCATACTGGCCAAACGGCAACACGGTGATTTCATGCGAGCCGGTGGTCAGCCAGTCATTGGCCGTCGCGGTGACCTGGTCGGCGTCGGCATTGTTGAGACGCTCCAGCTGGGTGCGCCAGAAGCCGGGATCACCGGCATAGAGCGCGCCTTCGGCGAGGGTGACGGCCTTGCCGCCAAAGCCGCCAATCTGTTCCAGACCGCGCACGACACCGGCATTGATGCGGGTGCGGGCGGCGGCCAGCTCGTCATCGGTTGGACCTTCGGCGAGCAGTTCGGCGACGATTTCGTCGATCCGGGCCGAAGCCGCTTCGACGTCCTCACCCGGATTGAGTGTGACTTCGATATGGAACTGGCTGGCCAGCTGATGGGCTTCAACATAGGCGACGGCCCGGGTTGCAACCTGGCGACCGAAGACGAAGTCCTGATACAGGCGCGAGGTGCGTCCGCCGCCGAGTACGGTGGCGAAGAGTTGCAGGTCATTGCGCTGCTCGGTGATGCGGCCGGGCACGACCCAGGTGCGGTATATGCGCGCTTGCGGCACGTCGTCATAGAGCACTTCGGTGGTGTCGTAGCGGCGCTCCGGGATCCACTCATTGATGCGATTCAGCGGTGGTCCGACCGGGGCGTCACCGAAATAGCGCTCGACCAGGGGACGGGCTTCTTCGGCATTGATGTCGCCAGCCAGGACCAGGACGGCATTGGTGGCGCCGTAATATTGCAGGAACCATTCACGCACATCGTCCAGCGAGGCGGCGTCCAGATCGTCCATCGACCCGATCGTGGAGTGGGCGTAGGGATGGCCTTCCGGGAAGAGGGCGCGCAGCTGGGAATACTCGACCATCCCATAGGGCTGGTTGTCGCCCTGGCGCTTCTCGTTCTGGACCACGCCGCGCTGCTCGTCGAGACGCTCCTGGTCAATGGCGCCAAGCATGTGGGTCATCCGGTCGGATTCCATCCACAGCGCCATTTCAAGGGCTGGCGTCGGCACGGTCTGGAAATAATTGGTGCGGTCGAACCAGGTGGTGCCGTTCATGCCGGTTGCACCGACCTGTTCGAACGGACCGAAATACTCGTCATTATAGTTTTCCGACCCGTTGAACATCAGGTGTTCGAACAGGTGGGCAAAGCCGGTCCGGCCCTCCGGCTCGGCGCCGGATCCGACACCATACCAGATCGAGACCGCGACGATCGGTGCCTTGCGGTCCTCATGGACAACAACGGTCAGGCCGTTCTCGAGTTCGAATTGTTCAAATGGAATGTCGACGTCCGGGACCTGGGCGCTGGCCAGTCCTGTCCATGACAGGGCCGCCGCGAGGGTCACCGCAAGAATGCGTGGCAT